ACCCCCCGCCCCCCCCCCCGGGGGGGCCGGTAACTCTCTCATAGCTATACCGCAAATGTAAAGCTTTGTTTTCTTGTGCGCTACATGGCCAAAATCATATTGGTCTACCTCAATAGTAAATCCACCAAATTCGTCAGGAAACTCGCCTTCTAAAGGTAAATTTGCCTCTCGCCACAATCTTGACCCAGCAGGATGTTCTAACACACCACCATTTAACCTAACTTGCGCTAAAGCAAAAAAAGCTAATTGTTTTTCGTCTGGTCTAGGGTTAGCCATGTGGCTTAGTTGACCCCATGCTCTGCAAGGTGGATGTGCTAACACTGGGTAGCTTAAACAATAGTTCCTGGCGTCACGATGTATGTCATACACATCATAGCCATCTAGCTCTTTGTATCGGCTGTCATTCCTTGCAAATAAAACAGCTATCATATTAATCCTGTAAATACACACCACGCACAGCGCAGTATCGTTCAACTTCATTCATAAAATTGTTAAGCTCTTCTACACTAAGGTTAGCTGTAGACTTTAAAGCATATATTGTACGGCCGTCAGGATGTTGCACTTCGTCATATCCTAGCCATTGGTCTTTGGACAAAACTTTCCAATACATAGTTGGGTGATACAGCTTATCTTTGCCTTTTAACTGCTCACTCATCATAGTAAACAGCTTATGCAACCGTGCGTTTTGTGGCAATGACCGTCTTTGACTTTGACCGCATAACGAGCAAACTTTCAATTGGCTTTTCTGACACATATATTGACCCTTCTTTGTAATTCTTGTCTTCGTAAGATGGCAGCCAGTTCCTAGACTTGTAAACCTTGCCATCGTTAGTGGTTACTTTCCACTCTGCATCGCCAAAATGCTTGTAAAATTCTGTTTCACTAAATTTCATATCTGTATCCTATAATTTACACAATTTCATATTTGTATCCTATGGTTTACACAAATAGTTCAAAACTAAACTAAAAGTGTAGACTTACGCACATAATTAAACTCAAAAAAGTGATATATCAAACAGTCTTCCCTATGTAGGTAGCCTTACTGTCTTTAAACTGAAATGTTATTTCACACTTTTGCCCTTTGGTTCCATTAAAAAGCTTCCATACTCCATATCCCATAGAAACAAAAGCAATGAGCATAAGGGTTACTACCACTACGGTGGTTCTATCTATATTCCTGTCTTTTGAACAATCACAGTTGCGGCCTTGATTACAGTTTTGATTACATGGCATATCAACCTCCTAAAATTTTAATTGCCACACTCGTTCGTGTTGGCTTCCCTTGTATCGCATAGACGCTGCATCAAACCACAATGCAATTTCGCCTTCCCATTCACCATGACGCTGCTTGTCACATATCAACAAGCAATCAGGTGCGTTTAACTCTTCCTCTTTTGCCTTGCCAGTTCTTACTGCCTTTTCTTTACGCTTATTACGCCAGACGGTCATTACATTATCTACTTGATTGGTAATGTCTGCCGAGCCAGCTACATCCATCTTGTTAGGTGGGCTAAACTCATCCTCACCTTTGCGGCTGTGAGCAATTAAATGCACATGGACATTCAAATCCCTAGCCGCAGCACAAAGCTTATCCAAGAACTCCTTTTGAGCGTTCATGTCATCAGACCTTACACCGCACTTCATTAAGCTGTCAATCACAAAATGCTGCACACCTAGCGTTTCAGCCACATAATACAAAACAGCAATTACTCGCTCACCGTTTACAGTTCCTTGCTGGTCATACATATACAGCCTGTTGTCTAGGAATGTAAAGTATTCGCCAATAAACTTCTCGGTAGGCTTTTCTGTGCCTGTGGCCTGTCTAGTCATACGCTGTAAAGTTGAGTATGGGTGCATCTCAAAAGAAGCTACACAGACCTTAAAATTCTGCTGCACGATAGAGTTAATCACTTGGCCCACTAGCTGACTCTTACCATGGCCGTTAATACCCGACCACAGACTTACCTCACCTAAACGCAACCTAAACTGGTCAAAGGTCTTTTCCCAAGGCAGCTTAACGCCTTGCATCTGCTCGTCTTTGTAAAAGTAGTCTATAACCTCTGACTGATACTGGCTTGCTGACTTAACATTAGCCTTGTCTTCTTCCCTGGCTTTCATAAAGCCTTCAAAGTCAACCTTGGGCAACATCATGCTTGCTCGTTTGCGTCTAGCCTCGTCTAAAGCTGTAGCGCCTCTTTCTAGGTTACTCATAATCTACCGCCTCTCTAATTCTTTCGTAAGCTAACTGTAAACGCTGTAAGTCAGTTTCGTCAAGCGATTTGTTTTTCTTTAGCTCAAACGCAGCTAAAAGAACGATTTGCGACTCATACTTGATGGCCTCTAAAATGTCAGTAGCGTAAAACTTCTTCTTAACTGGCGCTTTGTGGTGAACTTGCTCTGGAAACAAGTCACCTATGTCAACACCTATTGCCCCGACAACATCAACAGCACTGCACCCAGCAAAGCAATGCAATAGTATGTGGCCGTCTGCTTCCTCTTTAATGGATAGGCTAGGGCTTCTGTCATCGTGAGCTGGGCAACAAGCCAAATAAGAGTTGCGACCAGTAGACTTAACCTTGTTTAATCGGCTTAATAGATTATTAATCATATTGCACCTGCAAATATGTCGTTATAAGTTTCATCTTCAGGATTTTCGTCATCCCATCTAGCATCATTAATATAAGTAGCTGCCATTGGAATGTATTTACTTTTCCATTGCCTAGTTTCTTTTTGCCACGACAAAGCTCCAAGCACAGCATTTAAATCAGGTTTAGCTTTAATCCATGCTTTTAAAGCTCTAGCTTTACCGCTTTTGTTTGGGTATTCTTTCCAAAAAATATCAAACTCATCGTTATTAGCCTTAACTAAACTAACCTCACCTATACTAACCTGCGTATCCACTTTGTATCCATCTTGTATCCATACTGTATCCAGCGTATATACATTGTTGTCTTTTAAGGATAATTTGTCTTTATGCTCAACATATACAGTAGGTTTGTATCTGTCTTTTTGAATAAGATTGTGTATTTTCCAATGCTTGATTACACATACACCAGTTTCAAATGGAATTACAAAATTCTTAGATAACAGTATTTTCATGTCATCGTCTGTGCAGCCTAACATTCTTTGAATTTTTTTAGCATTGTTAATGAACCCATCGTCATCGGCCCTCATGGAAAGGTGAAAGTATAAAGCCTGGGTAGAGAGGGGCATATCTAGAAAAGCATCGCTGTCAATGATTGTCTTTGCAAACATTCTGCGTTCTGCCATAATGGTACTCCTTAAAAACAAAAAGCCCTGAGTAGACCCCTCTGCGTTTTACGGCAGTTGGAGGACACCGAGTCGGTGCAGGAGTCTATTCAAGGCTTACTCTATTTCGCCTCCAAGCGAATTAAAAACAGTCTACCACAAACACCCTTAAAAGTCCAATTAGTTTTACTTATGATTAACTTGTTATTGATAAAAAAATAAATATAAATAATGCTTGACAGCTTCCAAGAACGGTATAAAATGTCTACATCAACAACGCAAACGGAGATTGTTATGCAAGATGAATCAAAAATAAATGAAGTTATTGTTTACAAATTTAATTCACAAAAAGACCGTGATGCTTTTGAGCTTGCAGCACAATGGCCAGAAGATAAAGAAGCTTTTAAAAAGCTAATAACACCAACCAATTTAAATGAATTAATTTTTTAGGAGATTAACATGAATTTAGATACAGCAATTATTTACAGCTCAAACCCACATCTACGAGGCAAAACATTTGATGTGTACTGGGAATTATTAGAAGGTCAATCAAAGGTTATGATTCCTGATGACATTGTTGTTAAGTCTTTAGAAAAACAAGATGACGCAGAAAATCTTTTAATTGGTTTAGATGCACAATCTGTTAAAGATGTAACTCGTTCTGTTTACGATGTAGTTATCAAACGCCATTTAGCTAATTACATGAGCCAATTTACACCTGAGCAACTTCGTGCAAATGATAATGCTGTAGCTGCTTATAACACTTCAAAAGGATGGACAAATGACTGATTACAAAAATTACAAACCTAAAACAGACCTTACACCATGGATAGAAAGCATTTGCTTTGTTGGTGTAGTCTTATTGTCAATTTTCTTATACTTGCTATTGGTGGCTTAACATGACATTTCCTAAAAACATTGATTGGGAAGCCACAGAAGAAAAATACGAAAGCGAGTTTTGGAGCTGGTGTTTAGAAAATGGCTACCATAACGAGGATTACATCTTAGATAACTATGTAGATCTGTTTGAAAGTTTTGCAGACGGTCTTAACGAGGAGGACTTTGTATATGAGCCAGCAACAATACCAGGCTGAAGTGATGGACGAGTTGGCCATGCAAGAATGGGTTGATTACCCATCAGACATTCAATACAGCTCTTTACTTGGATCACCAAATGTATGTTTAATATGTGGCAATCCGCAAAATAATAAAACAATCTGCTGTGGAACAAATAGCTTTTGCAATACAAGAGATTGATGTATAATTCCAATTTTGGAATAACAGGAGAAGGTAGTGACGATTTACACAGTAGACGAAATCGCAACACAGATGGGCAAGTCAGGGCGCTGGGTGAGGTATTTATGCTCACAAGGCAAATTAAAAGCAATTAAACACGGCCATTCTTGGGTCATATTGGAGGCATGGAAATGATTACGCATTTGCAATTGGAAGACGGTGTTACTTTAGAAGTTGAATACGATTACGAACAACCAACCTACGCTTACTTTGGTGATTTGGAAGCTTTAACAGAGCCTAGAGCAGAAACTAAATCAGCTTTGTATTTAGGCGTTGATGTATTACCTTTAATCCGAGCATTGGGCTTGTATAACGAGCTTAACTTAATTTTAGTAGCAAATATGGAGGCAATAGATGAGTAATGTATATAAAAAGCTTATGGACGCTAGAATCCAGCTGCAAAACACCAAGCTTAACAAGTCTGGTCATAACAAGTTTGCTGGTTATAGATACTTTGAACTTGGTGACTTCTTACCTACAATCAACACAATCTTTTGGAACTTAGGTTTGTGTGGCACAGTTAGCTTTACAGCCGACCTAGCAACACTAACCATCACTGACATAGATGATGGCTCACAAATAACCATCACTAGCCCTATGGGTAGCGCAGCGTTAAAGGGTTGTCACGATGTGCAAAATATCGGTGCTTGTGAAACCTACCAAAGACGCTACCTATATGTTACTGCGCTTGAGATAGTTGAACACGACATCTTAGATGCTGTCACAGGAACGGACACAGGCACACCAGCAAAAAAGCCTGAACTTGAGCTAAAGCAACCAGAGTTTAGCAAAGAGGAAATGGATATACTGCATGAGTTAGCTGATTCGTTTACAGCGTTTGTAGCTGACGGCAATCCACAAGAGGCTAAAGTAACATGGGACTCACTAGACAATGACCAAAAGTTATTCTTGTGGGGCTTATTAGATAGCAAGACACGATCAACATTTAAGAAATATCAAAAAGGGAACTAACATGGCACAATACGAACAACGAGATAACAGCGGCAGTCTTTTTAAGAACAACCGCAAAGAAAAAGATAATCACCCTGATTACACTGGTAATTGCATGATCAACGGTAAAGAGATGCGTATGTCAGCCTGGTTAAAAGAAGGCAAAGCTGGCAAGTTCTTTAGCTTTTCATTTAGTGAACCGTATGTGAAAGATGGTGAGCCAGCTAAAGCAAATGGCTATCAGCCACAAAATGATGAAGATTCCTCGATTCCATTTTAAGAAAAGGGCGAAAGCCCTTCTAGGAGGCAATATGTTAAATATATTACCGTATTATCCATCTGTAGGCATGATTAATGATTTAAGACTGCTTTCACCACCTCCAGAAGGGGTCGTAGAGGCTCGTAAAGAGGCCGTAGAGCTGTTAAAAATTAGAATTGATAGTAAGTATCGTCTGCACCCACAAAACTTCGTTAAACACATCAAAATGAGGTAGGTATGAAAATACAAATGGATTTTGAGGATAACGACAATGTACTGCTAGATATTAGAGAGGCTTTGTTTGTTACTTTGCTTAAAGCTGAATTGACAGAAAACGAAATGTATCTTGAAACTTTTATGCATAAAGATGACAAGGCTGCGTATAAAGCAAACATTAAAGCTTGCAAAGTCTTGTTAAGTTATTACACGGTGCAGGAGCAAACCTAATGGACAAACTTGATGATAGGAATGTTGATAGCTTTGGGGAATCTGTCCGCAGGATAGTGTTAAGTTTGCCAAACACGACAAGCAGTAACTTGGGCCAGTTGATTGAGAATGTATATTTACGGTTTCAACAAGAAGCTGAACGAGATGCTAGGGAGGCTAGAAACAAATGATTATTAATGTAAAACACATGAAAGAGAATGATGATGGCAGCGCTATCTGTGAAATAGACATGGATGACGATGCTAAACGATGGCTGATTGAGCGAGGTTTTATTGCCGTGCTAACAGAGGCATTAAAGAAAGACCCAGCCTGGTGGACTGAAGAAGACGAAAAACGCATGGACATAGTGGGTGCTAATGGCCCTACAGGAGAACACTATGAGTGATGGTATGTCAGAGCAAGCATGGGAAGAGTCTATGGATCAAGTGGACGCTTTAATGAAACAGGTGGGTGGCAATCACTACGCTAGTATGGCCATACAGCCAGTAGAGTTTATAGTGGCCAATAACCTAACTTTTCTTGAGGGTAATGTGGTTAAGTATATATCCAGGCATCATGCTAAAAACGGTGCTGACGATGTAAAAAAAGCTATACACTATTGTGAATTAATCTTACGGACGGTATACGATGTTACAAACAATAATTAGTTATGTGCTGTGCTATTCCACAGCTTTTGGAATGGGTCTAGTTTGCGGAGCGTTTATTGTTTATAAAACAAGTAAGGCGTAGATTTGGTAGTTGTTACATGTAACGCAGAAAGCCGAAAAACTCGCTACTTACTACATCCTCTAATGTCGGCTTAACCGCCTAAAAACAATTACTTGTTCATTACATACATTGTAACTTCAAAGCCAAAACGCATTTCTGTAGCTACTGGTGCTGTCCACATAATGTATCTCCTAATTTACAAAGCATACGAAATGTATACTGTAAGATACATAGTATCAGAATTAGGTTTTTTACACATCGGTAGGATTATTAATGCAATCTAGTGAAAAGCACTAATTATCGTCTTTCCAATTCAAGTATATATTTACCAAGCTTTGCTGTGTCTTCTTTACTTAAACACATGCCACCATCAACCTTTTGGATGTTGAGGGTCGGTTTGAGGGGATACGGCTTTGGCATGGTAGTCGTGCAAGCTATCAAAGTGCTGCTCAAACCAATCAGCAGGAGCTGCCTCAATTTGCTCACTCTCTTGTTGCACATCTTTCTGCTCCTTTTTAGCTGCCCACTCTTGGTATAGAGCAAGCAACCTATCTATGATTGCTAACAGGTATTTCATTTGTCTGCTGTAAACACGCCTAAAGCGCCTATAACGCTTAAACCGAGTGCGACAATAGCTTCACCTTGCTCTGGTGATAAAGTCAAGCCTACGGCTGTTAAAAGGGCTACTAGACCCCTCCATGTAGATGATTCTTTGCCACGGGCTAATAAAAATGCTTTCATAATTACTCCTTAAAAGGTTTGTAAGATGGCTTGCCGTTCATAAAGGTTGCCGTTAAGAATTGCTGACGCATTTTAGGGTCAAACGATACATGAACCCAAGCGCCTTCCTCAATAACTTGGTCTACTTTAATGCCAGACTTAAATAAAGCTTTTACTACATCAATAGGCTTGCCAAAACCAGCGCAAGTAAAGTCAGCAGCTAAACCGTCCATGTGTGCAGAGTTTACAGAACCGCCTATCTTGCGATTAAGCTCCATGCAACGAAATGCAGAGCTAATCCGTAATGGATGGCCTAAGAATGTGCGTATTTTCTCAAGGTTGTCAGCTAGTGTTTTAAGGTTGTTTCTAACTGCTTGGGATGGGTTGTTGTTTATGCCGTTGCGAACTGCTGTTTGTGAGAATGTTAATTCCTCAAGCGTAAAATGCTCGCTCAACTTCATTTAAGGTTTTCCAACTTGTAGATCAAGCTTAAGAACTCGCCTACTACCTCATCCACAATGTTCTGTAACGCAGAATCCTCTTTAGGTATGCACTTGTAGCGATTTTTCTCTATGTAAGCTAATTTGCCAGCTAGGCAATATAGAGGCTCTTTATACTTCTCTTCCTCGGTCAATATGGGTATCTCTTTAATGATCCCATAACGGCCTTGGTAGGCTTCTGTAAGCTTGTCAGCTATACCAGCTATGTCTTCATAAAAGTGGCCTAATGCTTTGTGTTGAGAATAACTTTTAGTGCGTAGATGTTCTCTGTGTGCTACATCACGGGCTAAAAACAATGTTGCTATAAATTCACCTATCATTTCATTAAATCCTTTAAAAATAACATTGGTTTTAAGGCTTCAGATTGCTCCATTGTAGGAATTCCTCCAGTTTTATCTCCAGACAGTATTCTAGCCATCATAGTGGCTTTTCTATACTGTGGGTCAGCATTAGCGTATGCACCAAGTCCAGAAAGATTTTGCTCTTGTTCTCTAGTTAAACTTACATTTGGCACACCATTTTTATTCATGTATAAACGAGCAGCCTCATTAACATGAACAGCAGATTTTTCTTGTGGGGATAATTTTGAGTATGGATTTAAAACTACATACTGGTCTTCAGTAGCCATGCCACCTACTTGTGGATTAGATTTAAAATACTGGTCTTCACCAGGATATAAATCCCTTGTTCTTTTAAAAAAATCTAATGGGTCAGCCATTATATCTCATCCTCAATATCAATAATTCCAATTAAATCTGGGTCAAAAACATTACACTCATGGCAAACATGAAAATCTATGTCAGCATCGTCTACCTCGTATGGCTCTCCGCAACACTCGCAGAGTTTGATTAGTTTCATAGCCGTAACTTCCCTCGTAGTTTGTATAGACGGGCAATTTTACGAGCTGTCCTATCTACACGCCTGACAATACGACCTCTACCTCTTACAAGTAGCTTGCCGTTTAATGAGCGCATTTGGTGTAGTATCATAATAAAAAAGCCCCGAAGGGCTAGGCATACTTACTCTTAAGGTATTTGAGTGTTAGTGGCAATTCGTCAAAACGACCATCCTCTACATCGTATAGCATATAGCACCCACGAAAGTGATTGTTACCTTGAGCGCCTAAGTAGTCCTCATTATGCTCGTAACACGATCCGCAAATAATAGCTGTCATCTCTTGACCATTAGCTTTCATAGCGTAAGAGATTTGTCTGCCTTGTTGGTGGCCAGCAAAGCAACTCATGTGCTTTTTAGATAGTAGTGCTGCACTAGAGCCAATAGGTCTGCCCATAGCACCCGATGTAAAGTAGTGAGCGTAAGCTATGCCATCAATTACGATAACCTCTAGGAATGGGATAACTTCCCAGTCTTGGTAAGGCAAGTCATCAATGGAGATAAGGCCGTCTAGCTTCCTATCCTCGTTAATGGCACGATTAATACGGTCTTCATGGTTGCCAAGCGTTAAAACCATGCGAGGTTTGTATTGCTTGTGTTTAAAACTTTTGGCTTGTTTGTTGTAGTCATATATAGGCTGTAGAAGGGCATCCATAGCCTCTCTAGCAGCCCAAATATCTTTTTGGTAGCTACGACCTTCAAATGACTTTTTACCCACATCATAAGAAGAAAGGGACTCCATATCAGCGAAGTCCCCTATACATATAATTACATCAGGCTTTTTGTCTACAAGGTATTTACCTATGCAGGTTAGGAATGTAAAGTCATTGCCATCTTTAGCCTGGACATCAGGCAACACGAAGTGTGTCTTAGTGGGTTTTGTCAGGAAGCTCATAATATAGTTGTAAGTCCTCATCAGAGAAAAGCACTACGCAAGTGCCATCCTCTGTATACATTACAAACTCATCGTTGTCAATACCAACTTCGTCAATTCTTTGACCAACTAACTTGTCAAACAATGCCTCTAATTTTTGTTGTTGATTCATTTGTCAGCTTTGTGGTCAAGCTTCTCAAATATACGGTTAAGCACAGCTTCTAGGCGGTCTAGTCTAGCTTCTAGGTCTTCCTTGCGAACATAGTATGTAGGCAGGTCAACCTCAATCGCTTTTACATCACGCTTTAGGTCTTGCACAGCATCCCATAACTGTCTAGCAAACCAGCCTAGAACAGAAAGAACTGTACCGCCTACAATGTTGATTAAGTTTTGAGTTTCCATCGCAGCCTCTTATAATACTACCCAGCGTGAACCGCCAGGAACGGTTACAGTAACACCAGCGTTTATTGTTATTGGGCCAGTAGTCATTGCATTTTTGGTTGCAGGGATTGAATAGCTTGTTGTTACCACTTGGTCGTTTTCGATAAACACTTCATCTGAACCACCACCAGTAGCACCACCACCACCACCTATTCCTACTAACTGGAATTGCGTGCCATCGTAAACCACTTGCACAATAGCGTTTAATGTAATGTCACCAGCAACTAAGCTAATTGCACCATTCTTAGTAATGTTTTTAGCGCCAATAGCGTTGATGTTAATTGTCACAGCGCCTGTGTTAGTTCCTGACGCAATAAACCTAAACACTTGACCAGCAGCATAAGCCGTCATACCTAAAGCAGCCGTAGCAACGATAGTATCTGTGCCACTAATGCCTGTTAAGTATTGAAATACAGAGTCCTGTATCTGACCTGCTGAAGCTGATTGAGTTCGCAGCGTAGCAGAGCCTACACCAGACAATACATATCCACCCATAGGCAAGTTAGCCGTAGGTGTAGTTTGACCGTCTGATGTAAGCGATGCTGTAAGAGCTGACGCAATATCATTTAATGTATTATTAGCCCAAGTTGAGGAAATTGTAGTTCCCGTAATAACAGGATTACCTACTGGTAAAGAATATACCCCACTGCCGTTGCGTGCCATTTATTGCTCCTCTTTATTTTGAGCTGGAATAGATAACATTCCACCTTGTATTAATTTTTTCAACATAGCACCTTTAGCAGAAGGCAATTTGTTAGCTAAATCCATAAGCCTTGCTGTTTCTTGAGGGTTTAATAACGCTTCCGCAAGTTTTTGTTGCAATGCTGCATTTTCACCTTTAAGCAAATTGCTTGGTGCAAGTAAATTAAATCCTAATGGGGCTTTATTTAAAAGCGCATCAATTGTTTTAATAGTCGCGTTAGTCAATTTAGGTGTTGCCGATTGGTCTATTAAACTATTCATTGCTAAATTTTGAAATGTGTTAGACCCACCAGCCATGCCAAGCTCTTGTGCATTAGATTTTCTAGCTAAGTCACGACCAACATTTTTTAACATTTCTAAATCTTTAGGACTCATTAATTTTTCTATTGGCTGTTTAAAACCAGTAGCTTCTTTAACAGTTTGCATTGAGTCTTTTAATGCTTTAGCATAAGTAGCAGCCGTTTCTTTGCCTAAAGCACCAAAATCACTTAAAGCAGGTTGTATTTTATCCAATAAAGTTTGACCTACTTTCATTCTATTAATTGGTTTGCTCATGTCAGCAAATTTATTATTAGCCTCTAAAAATCCAGCACCTTGATTATCTAACCAACCCATGTAATCGTTTTTTAAACTTAACAATTCTTGTTGCAATGGACTACCTGGAATAGCAGATTTAATTTTTTCATCAAGACCTTTTTTAAGGTTTAACAAATCACTACCGCTTATTCTTTTGCCTACAATGGTATCAGGAGCTGTAGGCGCTTGAACGCCAGTTTTGCCTATTAATTCACCAAATTCTTGTGGAGTTTGATTAAACTCTTTTGTCATTTGTTGAGCAAATTTATCAAAACCCATTGGATAAGCTTTGCTGCCATTTATTTCACCATGAATAAGGTTACTTAAAGCATCAACACCTCCATCCACTTCTTCTAATACAGTAGGAGGCAAATATCCACCTTCTACAGCAAATTGCACAGCATCATCTAATCCACGACCGCTTTTAGTAAATAATCCAACGGTTGCACCTGACTTTTTAGGCACCTTTTCACCAGTAACATCTAAAATATGACTGGTGCTAATACCGCCTAATTTTTTTAAATAACCAGTAATTCCAACAGGTTCTTTTTCAAGACCTACTTTTTTAGGCAATTCTGTAACAGTTTTAATTAAAGCAGGAATTTCATTTTCTGCTATTTCACCGTATTGAGGATAATCAACTACAGGAATGTCAAACTTAGTACCTCTAATTCCAGAAAGACTTTTAGCCTCCTGCAAAGCTCCAGCTTGTGACATTCTTGACAATAAACTATTTAAATCGTCACCACCAATAACATGAGCTTGACGAAACTTCTCATACATAGGCTCTGTAACAGATGTTCTTAATGACTCCAATTTGCTTAAAGCCTCGGAATCTTTAGCTATGTTTTGTATTGCGCCAATACGAGCTGCCTTTTGCTGCAAATCTCTAGTAGTAAAAGCTTCAGGAAATGCTGATTTAGCAGCTCTTTGTAATGATGATATGCCACCACTTTCAGCAACTTCAGCCGCAGTAGGTGCGCTACCAGAAATAAGCTCTTGAGCTAGCTTTAATTTTCTAGTAACTTCTGGAGCATTTTCACCAGCAGCAGACCTTAATGTCCTACCAACAATACGCTCTTTACCACCTGCCGTCAAAGGCTCAACAATGGCTTTTACAGTCTTTGCAGCGCCAACTGTAGTTGGTACAATGCCACCAGTAAAACCGCCTGTAATAACATTTTCAAGACGGCTTTCGTCTTCCAATACTGGTTGAGAAGCACCATATAACGCACCATATCCAACTCCACCTAAAGCAGTAGTGCCACCTGGAGCAAATGCCAATGGCACAGCAGTAGCAACATTACCAGCAAACGCACCAGCAGGAGCTTCACTAGCAATAACCCTGTTCTCACGAATTTTAGATGTATCGTATTGTGGCCTTAATTTGCCACGTTGCTCTGCATCCCATGGGCCAGTTTGATTAGCTAAATTGTAAGCACCTTGTTTAACGCCTTCTAGTATATTAGATGGCGCTGTCATAAAGCCTTTTATATTACGCTGCAACCAAGGCTCTGCTTGTAACTCTGACCTTAACTTTTGCTCTTGAGCTTTTTGTTGAAATAACTTGTTGTAATTAAGCGCACCACTATCCTCAGACTTTGCCTCTTGATAAGCTTGAGCAACAGTATTAAATTCAGGCGTACCTTTTTTAGCTTGATTGGCTACAATCCATTGTGCGTAATCATCTGCATTTGCCATATTATCGTCCTATAATTGCATCGGCTTGAGAGCGAATTGCGTTTGTTGCTGAAGCGCCAGTTGATTGTTTTAAAAATTCAGGCTCAGAAACATTTAATCCAGCAGCTTTAGCTTTTTGAAATAAAGTTTTTGTAGCATTTTGCAAGTTTTTAACAAAAGCAGCTTCATTTACGCTTGGGTCTAAAGCACCAACAGATTCAGTAAGTTTTTTACCTTCAGCATCAGATAATGCACCCATGCCTTTAAGGGCGGAAACCATTGGAACAAAAGTTTGGGCTTTAAATGTAGCTAGATTAGCAGCAAAGTCTTTAGCATCTGTTCCAGGTATTGAACCCATCCAACTGCTTACGCCTGTTCCAGCTTTTCTACCACCATGAGAGAATAAAGCTTGAGCTTGGTCAAGAACTTGTTGAGCAGATATTTCGTTTTGTGCTTTTTGTTGAACTTTAACAACATCTTTAGCTTCTTGAGCAGCGCTGTAAGGTTGTGCGCCAACAGCTTGATTGCGAGGCACAAGTTTAGGTTTGCCATCAGAACCAATAATCGTAACAAGAGGTGCATTTGCTGCATTTTGACCAGCTTGGAAACCTTGACTAGATTTTTGCAATGCCATTTGATTAGCAAACTGTTTTTCATTTTGCGTAAGTTCAAAGCCTTGACGGTCTTTCATTTGAATTCTTTGGAATTCTTGGTCACCAGCAGTTTGTTTCTCACGGAAAGCACGGTCAGCAGCAGTGTCTTCTGCCTTGTTAGCAGACTCTAACCCACCCATCATAGCTTGTTGCATTAATTGTGGATTGCCAGTTGCAGAGCTGTATTTCAACAATGCAGCATAACGGTCATTAGCAGTTAAAGGCACTTGACGAGCTGGTGCATTAACCATACCCATGTTTGGGGCTATTTCACCAGTAGAACCTGTAACCACTGTAGGTTGTTGAGGTGCTTGCTCAGTGCGAGGCATTATGTCTTTTTGGTATTGTCCTAAAGCTTCAGCCATTTTAGCTTGCTTGCCTTTGGTGTATTCACCGTATTGTTTAATAGCGTTTTCTTCATTTTTACCAGCAACATATTTATTGGCTAAACTAGCTAATTGTTGCGTCCATGAAGGCGCCACATAATGACCCGACACCATTTGTCCTTGAGGGGCTTCTTGACCTCGTAACGCATCAGCAAACTTCATTCTGCGCTGCATCTCAAGCTGCATCATTGTGTCATCTTGTGGCATTTGATTAGGCGTACCACTAGACTCACCAGGCATTAAGCCTTGCAATGCTGATGGTAAGTATTTTGCAAAATTCATATTAAACCCCTAACATTGCGTAATTAACACCTTTAAACCCATTAGCCATTTCAACAACAGCCTCTGGCATAACCGCTTCAACTTCTTGAGCAATAACACCAATTTGTCTGCCTTCAGGCAAATCATAGCCATCTTTGTAGTTGTATGAGTAAAGGTTAAGGCCATTGTCTAATGAACCAATTTTAGTAATGTTTTCTTTAGCATTAATATCTGATGTAAATGTACCTGTTGGTGACATTAAAGCTGCACCGCCTAGACCCATTAAACCACTCATAAATCCACCTTTAGCAGAGTTGGCAGCGTTTGTAGCGGCTAGTTGAGCGTTATAACCTGCTTGCGTAGCACCAAGTATATCAGCACCGCCAGTATTGGCTTGTTGAGGTGTAGCAGCAAAGCTTGGATTTTGCACTTGAGAACCTGTACGCAACGCATTAATAACATTGATAGGTTGCATTTGATTATAAGCTTGTTGTTGAAAGGCTTGTTGATTAGCACCTAAACCTACATTCATGCCACCTGTAATAGCGGCAAGTTGTCTGTCGTTTTGACTCATAGCTAATTGTCGTTTAGCGTTCTCATAAGCTTGTGTGCCTTGAGCAATACCTTGGTTAGCTAACTGAGCATCAGACATCTCGCTTTCTTGAGCAATTTGTGGTGCTAACCTACGCATAATGGCGTCAGAGTATGTTTCGCCAGGATTAATGCCGTAAGATGGCAATTTAGATGTATCTACCCCAGGCTCGCTTAATACTTTATTTGCATAATTTAATCCAGTATTTGCTGTTTGCATCAATCCTTGATTAAGCTTGCTTTCTTGGTTGTAAATAGCTTGTTGTTCTGGAGATAATGTTTGTGTGGCTGTATACAAAGTATTGCCGTAAGCATCAGTACCTGGATTGGCTGTGTATGTTAAATTGCCGTATGGTGTTACTTGGTTAGTACGGTTAGCAGCAGCAGTAGCCCTTGCAGCCTCTAAGTTGCCAGCAGATGTTTCTTTAGCTGCGCCAATGTAGTCAGGCGCTGGTGGTGCTTTAGCTTTACCGTTAGCCATTGATATAAATGGGTCACGAACACCTTGCAATCTTAATTGCACGAATTTACCTAGCATTTTTTTTACTCCAGTTTAACATTTTGCAGTTTTCAGGCCATAAGGTCATTATAAGTAAATCACCATTACGACCTGCGTCTTTTAAAGTTGTTTCTATTACAAACCCAATCTTATGATTAAGGCTTATTGCTTTGTGGTTGTCGGCTTCTACGGTAGCTGTAAAGCGTTTAACCTTTACTTGATTAAAAATGTAATCTACTACTGTAATCCAGTAACCTTTAGGTGGTGGTGAGTCTATTCGTTGATGGCCAAACATATTGTTGCCGTTCCAGTTTTCAAAGGCCGTACCAGCAACAATAACACCGTCTATTTCCCAACCAAGAGCAGTCATGCCCTCGGTATAAGAGCCTACCTTTTCCATCACCCAACGAGCTACATATTCGCCTTGGACTAGCATTACAAGATTGCACCGCCCTCAATAACAATGTCAGTGCCTACCCAGCTTACATTTAACTGCGCTGATAAAACCTTGACCACAGGTGCGCCATAATAACCAACACCATTTAGACCTTGCCAGTTTTGATACACAGTAGGAGAACCACCAAATGCAGACGCATCCCATATACCACTGTCCCACACGCCATAGTTTACAGGCACATAGTTTAAGATTGTAGATGTATCGGTTGTGTCAAAGTCTATATTGACGCCAGCGTAAACAGATGGTGAACCATCAGCCCTTAGTATAGGGCGTGACATAGTAAAGCGTTTTAATGTACCTGCGCCACTAAAGTTGTTAAATGCTTGCAAGCCAAACGATTGAATGTTGTTGCCACCGTCTGTATTGCTATTGTAAGCGTGAGCTACATAACCATTGCCACCAAAGTAAGGCTCGTCTTGAAACATCTCCATGCAATTGGAGTTCCAATTGGTGTAGTTACACCATGAGCCTGTAATAGTGTTCATTACATATTGCTGTTGATTTACACCTTCTTGCACAGGCACATTTAACCATAATTGGTTAATAGTTGGCACATACATTAATTGCCAGCCAAAGTTAGTAGCATAGTTAGTTACAGCTTCACTAATAGCAAACTGTATTTTATCGGTAATGGCTACCCTAGGTTGAACTCTAGATGATTGCAAAGCACCTGATAATGGAACTACACCATCTTGGCAAATAATAAGCATATCGCCAGCGTACTTGTATAAACTTCTAGGGCCTATTGGCGCACCAATATCCCATACACCTACCATAGACCATGTTGTAACTGATGTAGGGTCTATGCCTTGATACACGATGATTTGACCTTTGTTGGTCATAATTACATAGTGGTCGTTTACACCTTGGCCAGCATCAATTGTCCATGTTCCGTGAGCTACAATGTAACCGCCCTTGGTCATAAATGAAGCTATGTCTACAGCAGCCGCAGCACCAGCAATAGAATCTACTGGTAGATACCAAACCTTAAGACTGTTATCTTGTATAAAGAACTGTCTTTCAGCGTAAAGGATAGGGTCACGCAATGTAGTGGCTGTTACGCCTGTTATAGCAGGTGTAGACCATGTAGAGCCATTATAGTTACGAGGTGCATCTACACCATTAGCCATGGATAGGAAATTGCCACCAGAGGTTGCAATGTTGCAATAACCCCAGCGTGAATTAGTCAATCCAGACAGCACAGCAGCCCCTACAGCGCCTGATGATGTTACATCGTATACTTTGCCCCCAGCGATAGCAAATAACTCGTCTGTAGCGCCTCCAGAGTAGGCCATGATGGTTTCTACTTGACCTGTAATACCTGTAGCGTGTTTTGTGTAACCTTTACGCATTACACATTCTGTTGTAGCTGGAAACCAGTTATTTAACACAACTGCGTCTAGCGGACTCATTGCTGCCAATGAATCTCTAGCGTTCCATCCACCTACTGGTGCTGGCAGTGATACTGGCTGTGATACAGCTCTTTTAGCTCTAGCCATTATTTATCCTCTGCATCTCTAAATGGGCTTAATCCTTTGGCCTTTCTTGACATAGCCCAATCTAAAGCATTTTTATATGCTTGAGGAGAAACTTCTCCTGTTTTAACTATTTGACGCACTAATTCTGGTGATTGATTTGGCGTTAATGATGGAAAGTCCATTTGGCCATTACCTACAGACAATTCTGTCATTGTTTGACCTTGTGGAGTCATTTGCTCGTTTAACCATCCTTGACCCTTTGGCATCATCTCACCGCCATAAGAGCCATCTTTGTTTATGTACGCTCTTAAACCACCACCTTCAACATTAGGATTTCTAAATGGATGTGGGTAATCCCCATACATTAAACCACCTTGTTTAGGTGATTTGCCTAACAATGCTGCTAATTTTAAAGCATATTTATCAGCCATTGTTAAGCTCCGTAGTTAGCGTCTGGAATGTTCTCCCAACCAATTAGGACATTGGCTGTTCTTGGTGCTAGTGATAGTGTAGCAGAACCTGCATCGTTAGCTTTAGCGATGTTAAGTTGCATATCATAATCACGCTGGAATGATGATGTGTCAAAACCTTTTATTTCAAAGTATTTCTTTTTAAGCGCCAACACCATCAAGCGGTTAGGATAGATACAAGTATCAGTGTCCGCTAAGAATTGTGATTGTGTTGTGCCTGTGGCAGATGTTGCCCAGTTTGTTGAGATGTACTCAAAGCTTAAGTATTCGTTAGTAGATGTAAGTGGCCATATTTGAAACTTCTGACCCATAATACGCCAACGAATACGAGGGCCAGTTGAGATATAACTAGACTTGAGCCATTGCCATTGTTGTGGTGTTTCAGGGCCTAACATTTCCCAGCGTTTAGATTTGTCGTATTGTGTACGGTCTGTAATACGGTCAAAGCCTGTAGGCAAGTCATACATAACTTGACCAAATACATAGTTGCCTGAACCATCGCTAGTCGCAGCACTATTGATTGTAACGGTAGTTCCAGTAGCAGACACCACAGCAGTGCTTTGAATTACACCTTCACCTTGCACTTGGAAGTTAGTTGCGCCAGCCGCATTAATAAACGCTACTGTAGCAGGGTCTACACCTGTAATTACGCTAGTGCCGTAAAGAATAGCACCATCTGATTCAGAGTATTGTGAATACCAATCGTATTCAACATTTAGAGCTTCCCATGGATACTCTCTCGCAACTTCGTTACCTGCCGCATTAATTAAATAATAAAGTTGGGTAACATCTGCCGCTGTATTGCCTACCACCGCATTGGGGATAGCCAAGCCCATCTCGGCTGATGCTTGTTGCACTAATTGCAAGAGAGTTGTTGCCATATTATTCCTCTAATTCCTCTGCTTTAGCCTTTTTAGGCGCAGCTTTAGGTTGATTCATTTTTTGTGCTAACTCTGCTAGTTGTGCCTTGACTGCTGATAGCTCTTCATCACGCTTACGAAGTTCGTCTGCTTGTTGTTGAACTAATGCTGTGCCTTTGGCGCTAGATAAGAAAGCTTTTGCCTTGTCACGCAGAGCTAGTGGTGACATACCTGCTGCCATACCCATAGTGCCTAATTGGGCATCAGAGGCTTGTGCTACCTGCTCTACTGTATAAAATTTAAAGTGTTTTAACTCAGCCGCTGAAGCTGCATTTAAAACTGGCCAATCGTGAAGCAATGTGCCTTCAATATCGCCATCTGTTTTCTCGTTCTGATACCTTGCCCATTGTATAGGGAAGCGGTCTTTATGCTCTGCTGCAGCAAAGGTGTCAATTACTGTGTGAGTGTTGCCTGGAACTTCTATTAAGATAAAGTCTGCCATTTCCATGATAGGACGGCCTTCTAAAGCACTCTTGAACTCGTTACTTACTGCTCGTTGGTAAAACTTCACGTTTAATCGTGAATCGGGGTTATTTACGTCTGTGTTGTATTGCATTTGAATCTCCAAAGTGGTTTGGGGTTTGTAGATAGCTCTCGAAATGAAAACTACCTAGAAACCCACCTCCGAAGAGGTGAGAATCTTTTAGATTACACTGATGCTTCGCTGAACCAACCGTAATCGCCAACAACCATTGCTGTTGCTGGTGAATCGTATGTACCGCCAACATTAGTTGCTGCAAATGTAGTTGCATCTATAGAGCAAGTTGTATCTGATGCTGCAATAGAATCACTTGCTTTTGCAAAAACATAACGACGACCGTCTGAACCCCATACTTGAGTACCAAGTAAAGCGTTTACAGGTGAGCCAGCAGCAATTTCTACTGCTGTAATCGTGTCAACCAAATCAATCCCAGCAAGTGGGGTTACTGAATATGCCATGTTATTTCCCCTTAAGCCTTAAGAACGCCACTGAATTGTGGACCAGAGCTAGTTAAGTTACCAGCCCAACCGATTAGTTTAACTACAGCGTCTTGGTTTACAGATTGACGCTCGCCACCGATAGGGGCAAAGTTACGGTCTGTATGTGGACGGAAGTAGATGTAGTTAGTGTTCAAGAACCACATATGGTTTGCAGTTGCTTGAGAACCAATACCACCACCTAATACTACATCGGCAGATGTACCGCCACCGTAGAATTTCAATGATGCGAAACCAGCAGCGCCTTCATCAGCAGATGTTACACGCTGAATAGCTTGCAATGAGTTTACATACAATGAGTAGTAGTTGTTGTCAGCTACAATCAAATCAGCTTTATCTTGACCACGAACTAATTTAATAGCTAGTTGAGTCATGTAAGATTGAATGTTAGCAGCAGAAACAGCAGCACCGCCATTGGTTACGCCAGAGAAAGCTTGGTTTTGCCAGAATGACCATGTTGCACGGTTGATGCCACCGTATACACCAGTAGATGGACTATCTGCAACAGCAGCAGCCAAACCAGTTAAGTTTTTACCACCGTTACCAGTACCGTCACCGTAGATGTCAGTTTGGATACGATTCATCAATTGACCTTCAGCAACTTGTACACGACCTTCTAACAAGTCGATGATTGCCTCTTTAGAACTGTTTTGCAACATTTCCAAGCCAGAGATGGTAACAGCAGACGCATATTGAGCGATAGAGAATTGAGCTGCTGAGATTGGGCTGTTAGGCGCAATGTTCAGAGTTTCGTAACCGCTGTATGAGTTAGTGTTGTTTGTATTGCTGTCGTTGTACATGATTTCTTCTAAAATCACATTACCACCAGAGAATGGTCGTACATTGCCACGCTTGCGTAAACGGTCTAAAACCGCATTGTTTAATGTCACATTATCAGCCAGTTTGCCACTACGACTTTGGATGGTAGTTGCAATAATGTCTGACACGGTTGAATTGGCAAAAGCCATAATGTCACTCCTTATTTATTGTCAGATTAAACCACTAGAGTGCTGTTCAAAAGCTTGCATAATTGCATCTCTAGCGGAACTTGCGGACTTACCACCACTAGACATTGACGCTGTAGGCGTTGTTGACTTAGGTGAAAGTACCTTCGCTTTTGCTTGTGCTACCTTTTCTCGTTGAGCTGCCTCGGATTTCTGCGCTTGTGTAGCGTTTACTTTCTGAAATACATCATCGTTTAATCGGATAGCTTTGTCATAAGCTGATTGAAGGTCGTTTGCCATTCCGCTTTGGAGTAATCCAGCCATGGTTTCACGAACTTCCTCAAAATAAGGCTTGTCATCTTTAAATGACGAAATCTCATTCTGCAATTGGGCTTGCTCTATCCGCTCTTGAGAGCTTTGAAAGCTAGTCCATTGATTCTTTATTTGATTCAACTCTTGTGCTAATTGTGAGAACTGTGGGTCGTAACCTTGGCCAGTTATAGAGCCTAAGTTAATGCCATAGTCATTAGCAAGCTGAGCAAACATTTGTTGCTTTTGCTCTGGCGAACCCATAGCTAGGGTTGCATGAGCTTTACCTAAATTACTTATCCATGTAGATGGCTCAATACTGTGTTCTTGCAATAAAGGCATAAATGGCTCTATCGCATGGACTAATGGTTGAGCCATGTCCCATTGATTCTTGTAAGTTGAAACGCCTTTAGCGTAATCAGCTTCCCTTTGTTGAATATAATCCTGCAAAGTTGGGTCTAACTTACCCCAATGCTCTTCATAATCCTTTTTCCAAGAACTAGGACGAGGTTTTGTGTTAATTTCTGCTACATTTGTATCATTTTCTACAACATTGTCATCAGATGCCTCTGTAAGCTCTTTTGAAGCGTTTTGAGAGGTTTTAGCGAATTTACCTGACTCATCCCTAGGGCGAGAAGTTTTATCGCTTTCTACAGCGTCCTGTGAGGTCGCATTTTCTGTTACTGCTGATTCTGTTGATTCAATAGCATTTTCGATTGTATCTCGAAGGCTAATTGGCTCTTCCAGAGTAGTCTGGTTAATATCCATTTTGCTTTCCTTGTGTTTATGAAACTGATTTTTATCGACACATAACTAAGTTATGTCGATTGCTTATAGCGTTACCCAGTTACCATTACCTAGTGAAACATATTGTTTAGTAACTAATGTTGTTTGAGTTACCGCAGCGTCTGCTGTACCACCATCAATTGAAAAGCCTGAAGCTGGCCATACTTTAATTGTGTTAGCTGAGCCGTTGATTACAGTTACTGTGTCGCCAGGTGCTGCTGTGGCTGACAATGTAGGGCCGTAGTTAGATGTTGATGTTGTGTATTGAACGATGTCACTTACAACTGTTTGACCGCCTTGTGCAGTACCAGTAGCTGCTTGAGCTAATGATACATAACCAACTACAGATTGTGCAGCACCACCAGCGATACCTGAACCTGTTAAATTTGAAACTTTTGCCATTTGTTGCTCCTTGTTAATAACGCAATTTGTTGTAAACTTCTCTAGCAATATGCTCTTTCAAGTTATCCTTGGGTCTTTCTGGATTCTTTATAGGCATATCACCTGCCTCTATGCAGTTGTTACGCTTTAAATGCTCTCTATGGGCTTTCTTACCTTCTATCATGCGACCATCAATCATTGACTGATAGGGCTTGTAGTCTTCACGAACATAAGGCAACGATACAGTGCCTTGTCTGTACATCATAATTAGCTTTTCTTGCCAAACCTTTTCACCTTCTTCACCGCTAAGATTCCATCGCTCTAGGAAGTCAGCTTTCATTGTTACTAAATCGTCTTCTTGCTCGTCTTGCTTTTCTTCTAATCTTACTGTTCGGTCTATCTTGTCGTAATTGTCATCAAAGGTTTTACCCTTCATGCGAGTCTGTATAGAATCGCCTGTTATCTCGTTGATTGCTGCCATGGTTACATGAGCATTAGTAGTAATGCCTCATCCTCCTGTTCTTGTTGCATTTCTTTAAATCTGCCAATAATCCGTTGCACTAACTCTGCGTCTTGAGCTAACTTACCGTAATCAATGGAATGAATAGATAAGCCTTGTGAGGGCTTAACATACTTAGCGACTTCTTCTTTTAACTCTGCTGCTACTGGCTCTGCAAACAACTCTTTTACATGGTCTTGCATCTCAGCTCTAGCTGACTTGCGTATGTGTTCTTTCTTCTTTTTACCTATGCCACCCCTAGAACCCCATACATCAGGAGATGGTGGCGTAATTGCTTTTAATAGTGAATTAAACGCTGTAGATGCAAATGCGTTAAATCCAAACATAAATTATCCTAATAAGCTAACGGTAACAAATCCTACTAAGCCACCTAATGTAGTTGCTACCCAATCCCAAAAGTCAGCAGTGTGCTTGTCAGAATGTAGTGCATCGTATATCTCTTTAAGTAGCGCAATGATAGCCACGACAACAACAGCGTAGAAGCCAATAAACGGTGTCAATACGGCAGCTATGATAAAGCCACAGATAAAGTGCATTTGCTTGTCGCAAGGTACTTTGCACACGATACAGAATTGGCTTAAGAAAGCGTTAAGTTTAGCGATTATCTTTTCCATTATGCTGGCAATGACGCTTGATAAGCTGTTACTACATCTTTCGTCCAAGCTGCGTTAGCAATGGCTGCTACGTTAGCTGGTACGTCTGTTAAGTCACTCGCTGGTGCTAGGCTAGAACGGTGATAGGTTTGTGCTATCTGCTCACCATCTTTTAAAATACGAGTAGCCTCACGGTAAAGGATAGTGCCGTTTTCTGTTACTGTTATTTGGTCTATTACTTTAGTTTCTGTTAATGCCATTTGTGTTTCTCCTTGTTGTGTCCGACTACACTAATATGGTGTAGTTAATCGTAAGTAATATAACTAAAAATATAGGTTTTTGAACCTGCAATTGAAGCATAAGATGGAATAAAAAGATATGCGTTTACTGTTGATACTCCAGAATTTCCTACATAACCAGCTTTAGAATCAGAATCATTAGCACAAGTACCTGCTCTATTATTAGCAGCATTTTGGGTAAAAGGTAATGTAAAATTCATATAAGCTAAAGTTGAACCTGTTGTTACATTTATAGTAAAAGTGCCATTTAATATAGTTTGCCTACCTATTTTTGTATATGTACCATTTGCTAATGTTGGTGTGCCTGTAATGTTAATCAACGAGCCAACAGTTGTTGTCCAAGTACCTTCCTCATAATCATCCAGCGTATTAGCATCTGTACTAGCACTCTGTGTAGCAGGGAATGTTATACCTGCACCTGATGTAGAAGGCGTTGCATTACCTACACCTATGGTAGTGGTAGCCTGTTCTGTTGGTGTGGTAATACCAACCGTTCCGTCTAAAACTATAGCCATTATTTAACTCCTCTTATTACATTGCGAGCTTCAGCTCTTAGTGCTTTAACCGCTGTAGTGTCTTTGTCGTAGTCAGCAGTCATCATAAAATCTGTTTGGCTTAAGTAGGCTAGTGCCTCTTGACGCTTGGCTTCTGCTGCTTGTTCTGCTTGGACTAAGGATAGGTCGTATTCAACAATGTTCTCGTCTTTGTCGTAGGCAACATCACCACGAATAACAGTTACATTAGGATATAGCTTAAATATAGATGTGTGTATCATGCCGCTATCTCCATAAGGGTAATAACTGATGGAATGTCTGTACTATTATTAGGATTAATACCTACACCTGCTACACCATTATTACTTTTTATATATAGTCTGTATTCAATAGCTGATGTAGTTGCAGGCGAATCTAAATACTCAATATTTGCTGAAGTTGTAATAAATCCTGCTGAAGCAGAATATATTGCGTACCCCCCAACTAAAAATCCTGAATTTTTATATATAGCAAGTAAAGCCTCTCCAGCATTTCTATCAATATAGGCTTGCCCTGTGTATTTAATTAAAATTTTGCTAGTTGCGCTAGTTGGCGTTATACTTGCAACAACAGCAGTAGATGAATATGCTGCAGAAGTTGTTGATTGTACTGTTGTATAAGGTGTACTACTTACCACTTGCAACACAGTACCAACAGATTTATTAGTCAGCATAGTCCCACTTACTGTAGGCAGAGTAATAACCGTACTTCCTGATACTGCTGGTGCGTCTAGTGTGACACTACCCGATGTGTTACCAGCTATAATTACACCGCTCATAATGTTATTCCTTGTTCTGTGTTATTCATTATCTAACTCTCCTTGCAGAAACACGACCACCAAATTTAGGTGGACCACCAGCTGGGTAATAAGCAATACATTTGCCGTAATATGTAGTGGTACTAGCTATGGATATTCTGTAAGAAGGTATAGCAATACCCGTATTTGCGCCAACGGATACCGTTCCCCCTGTATAGAGAAAGTTTGAACCTATCACTAAACCTGTTGCTGAGTTTCCAGTCGCTGTTCCTATACCGCCACCATACAATGTTGCTGCTGCACCAACATTATTTATATCCATTAAAAATGTTACATCCCAATCACCAGCAGTCAATGTTATTGATGTTAAGTCTTTATATACCCCATTAGCAGCAGCCGTTACACTATCGGCAGCTACGACACTTTGAATATATTCACCAACATATCCTGCACTAGCGTCATTGTTAGTCGTTGTGCCAACAATTCCTACACCTGCCGATGTAATAGCTACTTTAGTAGTGCCACCGCTTTGTATGTTTAAGTTGCCAGTATTATCTGCTGTGGTAATTACACCACCTACACCAGCAGTTGAGGCATTTATCGTTGAAGCCATATTTTTTCCTTTATAAAACTACCCATCTTGAGCCACTAGGCACGGTTACCGTTACACCACTTGCTATCGTTACTGCACCTACAGAACTAGCTGAGTAGCCTGTAGGGATGGTATAGCTTGCACCAATTGTCATGTTGTTTATTACTAAACCGTTTGTTGCTGATACTACTGAACCTGTTACCGCAGCCGTTGCTGTTAAGTTAGTTGAGGTAACTGAAGTCAAGCCAGCTAGTGTAGTAGAGCTACTGCCTAAGCTGATTGCTGTCGTACCTACCGTTACAGCAGAGTTAGTTAGCTGACTGTTACCAATGCCACCTAATGTGCCACCTAGTGTTAGGTTGCCTGAGCTAGTGACTGTGCCTGTTAGCGTAATACCATTGACTGTGCCTGTACCGCCTACACTAGTTACAGTGCCAGTAGTATTGGATTTATTGTTAAATGTATTCCAATCTGTGCTAGACAAGTAGCCATCTGTGCTTGTAGTAGCCTGGCTAATGCTAATAGCAGGTGTAGCACCACCAGTAGACGCAATAGGGGCTGTACCTGTTACGCTAGTTACTGTACCGCCTGAACCTGTAGCAGATAATGTGCCACCAGCAAATGATACGCCTGTGCCTATTGTTACATTGCTAAAGCCACCAGAGCCGTTACCGTAAAGAATAGATGTGCCTGATGTAGCTGGAGCGTAATCTGTGCCACTTGTTGCAGCAGACACTACACCCGATGTTAGTTTAGCCAAACCACTTAATGATGTAGCTAGTGTAGTTGTGCCTGTTACATCTAATGCACCAGCCAAGGTTACTTTGCTATCTTGGTCTACAGTTACGGCTGTAACTTGCGTTATTGTATTGTTAGGCGTAACTTTAATTAAAGTCTTAGCTCCCCTAGCAGTAGCACCCCAACTCTGTGTAGCAACGCCTTCAAATGACGCTTGTGGGTAACCTTCTGAAGATGTAGTGCCGTAACCTGCTAACTCAAACTTACCTAAGCTATCTCCGCTTTGTGGTGCTTGAGGCGCACCAGCAGTGCCTCTGAATTTAGTAACTCGCATTGATGAGCTGTTAGCATTGCTAGAATAGCCACGAACTGCTATTCGAGAGCTTGAGTTGTTATCGCCTATTGCCCTTACTAAAATAGTAGGAACTGATGTAGTGCCTATACCTAAGTGGTCAACATTGACTACTGTTTGTGCGTTTAGATTAATTGCACTACTTGCGCCTGTGTATGGTATGTATGTGCTAGACAAAGATGGAATGTCCGCACCAACCAATGCTCTGAATGTTGGCGCACCAGCAGAACCATTAGGAGCTGCGTAAACATAATTAGCTGTTTGGCTTCCAAACGCATCTTGTTTGCCGTTAAATGTAGTCCAATCAGCGCTAGCAAGGTAACCTGACACGCTTGTAGTAGCGGCTGGCATAGCAATAGTAGGGGTTGTGCCACCAGAGCTTGTAACAGGGCTTGTAGCGCTTACAGAGGTCACATAAGTGCCAGCAGGTTGAGCGCCTACATCACTAGCCGTTAATACGACAGTGCCTGTAAAACCGTTTACAGAGGTCACAGCATCCGTGTTGTCTATCTTTTCCCATACAGAGCCGTTAAACACAGCCCAATCGCCTACTTTCCAATCGGTAATGCCATTTAGGTTAGTAGAACCAGCAACTGACACGACATAGTAAAAGCCTTTAGTGCCAGCAGAGCTAGTTAATGTAGGCGTGTTAGTAGATGCGTTCCATGTGCCTTGATAGTTTAAGTCACCCATTTGTGGGATTTGACTTGTTGGCACTTTACCACCAGCGTCTAGTGTCGCTACACCGTTAGCTGCACCAGCAGTTAAGTAAGCAGCCGAACCTAGTGAGCCTGGTTGCACAGCCGTATCAGCCTTAGCACCTTGAGCGGCAGTAGCAAAGCTAGAAGCGTTATAGCCACTATCCTTAATTAGCTTGCCTGTGGTCATGTTGAACGCAGCAAAGTTGTTGGCTACAGCACTAGCAGGGCCAGTTACATCACCAGCACTCAATAACACAGCCTCTGATGGTAGGTCTAGGAATATATCCTTGTCACCGCTACCAAAGTAGACCAATGCACCACCGTTAGATGATGACAGCACTGTGTCACGGGAGATGTAGTTACCTGCTGATACATAAGTACCAACACCCACTTCCCACTCGTTGTTTGTATTGTCTACAATCGTGTAGTAGGTAGTAGAACCATTGCCGATTACGGAAAATGGTTGATAGTTTGCTTGAGCGCCTGATAATGCAGCGTTCCCTGTACCAGCGACAGTAGTCGTTTCTAATACTCTATCCGCTAGGACTAATGCCATTATGCCACCCCGACTATTTTACCGTCTGCGCCTCTTACCACTTGCTTAGGTTTAGTTAATTGTTGCACCAAGTTCTCATGAGCCATTTGTTGTTGCGTCAATAGGTCAGTGTTATGTTGAGCTTGTACGGCCACCATAGTAGCCATGTTGTTGTTAATTGCCTCAACCAAGCCTGATAACGCAGATGTAGGTTGCTCAATGCCACCAGGAGTGATTTCAGTAAGACCTTCTTGCTCTTTACCAGCGTTAATATCAAGCGACTTAAGCTGTAGGTCTGTCTTAGCGTTTATCTCAGCCACAACGACCTTAGTTTGGTTATCTAAGTCAGCTTTGTATTTCTCAAACTCTAGCTTTTGACCTTCCAACTGCATACGCATTTGCTCTAGTTGAGCTTCCATCTGCATTTTTTGTTGTTCAGCTTGAGCTTTAATCATTTCAGGGTCTGGAGCTGGTGGTTGTGGGTTAGCAGCTGCTTGCATTTGTTTTTCTTTCTCTGCATCAGCAAATGTATCAAACTCACCCTCAAGCGTACGACCAACACGGAAGCCTTGGACACCGAACTTGAGCAAGTCCATCAACAATGGAGTCAACTCAGGCACAGCTTGAGCGCCTTGTATAGCTTTCTCGATAAACGAGCTTGTAGCTTGTAAGAATTCTACACGGTCTTGCTTCTCTTGGGCTTCATCAGCGTAAAGCATGGAGTCAGTAGCAATCTCAATGCGGAATGTACGCATAGGACTGTCTTTTAGCAACTCAATAGCTTGTGGCACTAACTGTTGGTCTGTTTGACTTAGCAACTCTGCACCACCAATTTTCATAATGGTTTCAGGTTGGAAGTGTTGACAGATAATCTGTGCTTTAATCTTAAGTATTTGTGACGCAAAACGAGCCACTTCGTCTTGGTAAGTTTTAAGACGCAATGTAGCGTACTGACCTTTGATTTGTTGAGCAGTAGCTGTTTCAGACGCAACACTAGCACCACGAATGATGTCAGATATACCTGTAATGTCGTAGATTTGTTGCTTAACTTGACCCATAGCCTGATAAGCCATGTTCAATGCGTTAGCAATAGGTGTTAGGTCAACGAACTCTACAGCACCACCCAATCCACCTTTTTCAGCAAAGGCAGCGTAGTTCTTAACAGGGATAAGTGTATTGTTGTCACCCTCTGTGAATAGACGGCCAAGGTCAGCATTTGCTGCGTCATAGAAGCCACGAACCTTCATGGCATCCACTAGACCCTTAATACGGTCTGATAGCGTGTCTAGCTCGTTAGCTTGGTCTTGGTATAGAGTGAAGTCAGGAACTGGTACAAGTGACTCATTGGTCAATGTAGAGAATATAGGCTCTGGACATGGGAAGAACTCCTCTAACTGTAGTGGGTCTTCACGCTTGTCTAGTATCTTGCCCATGGATTTACTAATCCAATAGACGCACTTCTCTTCTTTGTCCCATACCTCGTAGATTAGACCACGCTTAGTAACACCTTCGGTCATCTTAGTGCGAGGCTCATCAGGTGAAGCGTCTAACGGTATTCTTTTCCACAAGTCATCAAACTTGTCTTCAGGAAAACGCTCTTTAAGCATTTGACGGGTCATGTAGACTTTACGCCATACGCAAGACACCTCGTCCCATGTCCTGGCAGAGTTATGACCAAAGTCACGCCAATGCACATAGTCTACTGGTGTTTGCTCGATGTCCAGGTATTCAGATACAGAGTCGCTGTCTAGTTCGTCTTCAGACACGAAGGTGTCATCTGTTTCAATGATAGGCTCGTAGCGTATCCATGATGTACCACGACCACCTAAGAAGCGGTCATAGACGCATGAGTTAAGAGAGTGATAGAAGTCTTCTGTATTGCTTATCTCAAAGTCTAAGGCACGCTCTAGCAACATAGACGCAACACGGGCAACAGGGTCACTGTCTTTGTGTCTGCGAGATACATCAGGCTTAGGCATACGGCTAAAGGTTGCAGCCTTCAGAGTTTGTACATTAGCCCACAAGATGTTGTAGTGAGATTGAG